AACCTCCCGCACACGCCGACTTGAGTGCCGAATCTATCATTGCAGAAATTTCTAGATTGCCTAATCAATCCGCCATTTTTGAGCCGGTCGAAATCAATACATGGAACGAGGTGTATGTGGCCTTGAGCAAGCTAAAGCTTCATACTAGGGTTAAATGGGACGAGGTTTCCAAGGTTTTGAAATATAGATAATGATACCAAAATATAAGGTGATAAAAGACACAAGAGAGCAAGACGGCTGGTTCTTCTCTCCTTATGACAAGTGTTCTGGCATGGAGGTCGGAACGCTTAATACGGGTGACTATACCCTTGAGGGTTTTGAAGATGTTGTTTGCATAGAAAGAAAAGCCTCTGTGTCTGAGGTTGCTATAAACCTAGGGAAAAAGAAAAGCACCTTTTATAAAGAGATAGAGAGAATGAGGGACTTTCATTTTCGATATATCCTATTGGAGTTTTCTGCTTCTGATTTAATTGACTATCCAAATAGTTTGCTAAAGACAGAAGAAGATAAAGAAATATATAGAAGATATAAAGATGGGGAAATAGCTCTTCCTGACTTTAAAAGGTTTCAGGTTGTAAAACAGACGAAGATAACAGGAAGATATTTATTAAAAGCGCTTATGGAGATATCTATACATTATGATGTGAACATAATGTTTTGCGATAACAAGCACAACGCATTCATGATGTGTAATAGCATTTTCAAAAGGTTGAACGAATCGTTCCACAAGGAGCAGTAATGTCAAATATAAGAGACGCCATCGGAGAAATCCACAACTACGGAATTGACGTTAAAAATAGGGAGATTTATTTACATTCCGCCAAAGACGGAGGTGAAGATGATCCGGGTGTAGACTATAGAATGGCTATAAATTTTGTAAAAAACATAAGACACCTAGACTCTTTAAGTAACGACGAAATAAGAATAAACATGCAAAGTATTGGCGGGTCTTGGACCGCAGGAACTTCTATATACGACGCTATTGCTTCTTGCAAGTCTTACGTCACTATTGTCGTATATGGACAGGCTGAGTCTATGAGTGGTATAATACTACAGTCGGCTGACAATAGGCTAATGTCACCCAGTTCTCATTTTATGGCGCACTTCGGATCTACAGACTGTAGCGGAGACTACCAAAGCTCTCAAAATTGGGCAGAGCTTGATAAATACAACCTAGAACTAATGTTGAATACATTTACCGCAAAGTGTCAAAATGGAAAATTCTTCCAAGAAAGAGACTATAATGCCTCCCAGACAAAATCTTACATAAAAAGAAAAATGAAAAACGGAGACTGGTACTTATCTTCCCAAGACGCTGTTTACTATGGTTTCGCAGATGGAATTTCTGAAAATGGATAAATCCCAACAGTACGTAAAGCAAATAGAAGACGCTTGGCTAGGAATAGACGTTGACGAGTCTACGCTATTCAATCCTATGGACTTTATCATGGAGGGGGCGGACAAAGACCAACTTCTAGAAAGAATAGCTTGGCTGATGATGCGGCCAGAGTACTTTTCTTTCGTTTCTAAATACATATTGAATATTGATCTAGCGCCCATGCAGTCGCTTCTTCTTTATGAGATGTGGGACAGAAAGTTCCCTATGCTTATAGGAACTAGAGGTATGGGCAAGTCTTTTATTCTAGCCCTGTACGCTCTCTTGAGAGCATTGTTTATGCCGCGAAGAAAGATTATCATTGTTGGCGCGGCTTTTCGTCAGTCCAAGGTTCTTTTTGAATATATGGATACCATTTGGAGCAATGCCCCCGTTTTAAGGGACTTGTGCGGCTCCAACAGTGGTCCTAGAAGAGATGTTGACAGATGTGTCATGCATATCAATCAAAGTACTGTAACGTGTCTCCCTCTGGGCGACGGAAGTAAGATCAGGGGTCAGCGCGCCAATGATATTATTGCTGACGAGTTTGCGTCTATACCTAGGGATATATTTGAAAATGTTGTTGCCGGTTTTGCTGCTGTCGCATCGTCGCCAATAGAAAAGGTAAAAGAGAGAGCCAAGAAAAAAAGAGCAAAAGAACTTGGTGTTTCTATAAAGGATGGAGCAGGCGCTCCGCAGGACAAGTCAAACCAAATCATCTTATCCGGCACCGCTTACTATGATTTTAATCATTTTGCAGATTACTGGAAAAGATATAGAGCAATAGTGAATAGTGGTGGCAGAATTTCAAAACTAGAAGAGGTTTTCAATGGCGATGTTCCCGAAGATTTTGACTGGAGAGAGTATTCTGTAATAAGGATACCGGTAAACAGGCTTCCAGACGGTTTTATGGATTCTGGACAGGTGGGTAGGGCTAAGGCTACGATCCACTCTGGTATATACAATATGGAATATGGGGCTTGTTTTACTACGGATAGTCAAGGTTTCTTTAAGCGTAGCCTAATAGAGTCTTGTTGTACCTCTCCAGCAAAGCCCGTAAGCTTTCCTTCGGGAGAGGTTTCGTTTGAGACAATGCTAAAGGGTAATCCTAAGAAGAAATATGTCTTTGGAGTTGACCCCGCTTCTGAGGTTGATAATTTCAGTATAGTTGTTATAGAGATGAACGAAGATCACAGAAGAATAGTTCATTGCTGGACGACCAACAGAAAACAGCATAAAGATAAACTTAGGTCAAAAATGGTTGACGAAGATGATTTCTACTCCTATTGCGCCAAAAAAATCCGTGATCTCATGAAGGTCTTTCCTTGTGCCGAGATAGCGCTAGACGCACAGGGTGGCGGCATAGCCATTATGGAGGCTCTTCAAGACAGAGATAAGATAAGAGAGGGTGAAGTCGCCATATACCCTACGATAGAGGAAAAAGAAAAGGATACAGACCATAAGGCTGGGCTGCATATATTAAAGGTTTGTCAGTTTGCCAAGGCCGATTGGCTAGCGGAGGCAAATCACGGCCTTAGAAAAGATTTTGAAGATAGGATCGTTTTGTTTCCATTCTTCGACTCTGTTAGTATTGGGCTTTCTATTGAGGACGATAAAATCGCGAACAGGAAATATGATACTCTTGAGGATTGCGTTATGGAGATAGAAGAGCTTAAAGACGAGCTATCTATGATTATCATGACCCAAACGTCTACCGGTAGAGAGAGATGGGACACTCCAGAGGTAAGGGTAGCGGCGGGCAAAAAGAACAGACTAAGAAAAGACAGATACTCTTCTTTGATCATGGCTAATATGTCTGCTAGGGTTTTATCTGTAGAAAAAGAGATGGTGGAGTATGGCGCTATTGGAGGATTCGCGCAAGAAGACAATGATGCTAAATATAATTCAGAGAAGATGTATTACGGACCCGCTTGGTTTTCTGATAAAGTCCAAGATATCTATTAATTTGTGTATAGATTATTGTCAATCATATTAACAATACCACTACACGGAGATTAATACTAATGTCAAAAATTGGCAACGCCGAAGACTCGCCGCTTTATCTTACTTGGGACAATGCTAGCGATATGCAGAACGCATATGCCCAAACCAATGATAACGTTGAGGCTTATGACGGTATTCAAAAGTCTTCCGCGTATAGTAGAAAAACAAGCTTTGTAGACATAGAGCCAAGCCGCTCGGTAAGATCCTCTTTTCTTAGATCTGACTACGACGCATTTAGACCCGGAGAGTCTGTATCTAACCGTCAGAAAAGAATAATTAAACAGTGTATGCAGGCATATGATAAGGTTGGCATAATTAGAAATATTATCGACCTCATGAGTGATTTTGCTTCACAGGGTCTTGTCTTGGTTCACCCAAACAAAACTATTGAAAAGTTTTATAGAAAATGGTGGCAGGAAGTTGGTGGCGTAGATAGATCCGAAAGATTCTTAAACTACCTTTATAGGTGCGGTAATGTTGTTAGCAGAAGACATACCGCAAAGATCAATAAACAACAAGAAAAAAATCTCAGAAACTCTCTAGCCGCCGATATGAAGATCGAGCCATTAAAGGTTAACAAAAGGGAGATACCTTGGTCTTATGACTTCCTGAACCCTCTAGCGGTGGATATTAAAAATACAGGATCTTCTATAATCGGCAAGCCTGAGTTTGTGCTTAATCTTTCAAAAAACAGTTATGAAGCCTTGGTAAAGACTGACAATAGCCCAAATACAATATTTAAAACTTTGCCCCTAGATATTCAAAAAAGACTGCAAAGCGGAGAAAGGAAAATTCCTCTTGATCCAGACAGTGTTCAGATGCATTACTATAAAAAGGATGATTGGCTTCTTTGGGCAAACCCAATGATATACGCTATTCTTGACGATATCATCATGCTTGAAAAAATGAAGCTTGCAGATATCGCTGCTTTAGATGGCGCTATATCTAATGTTAGATTGTGGACCGTTGGTGATTTAGATCATAAGATTATTCCCACGAAAGCCGCGATAAATAAGCTAAGAGATATTCTGGCTAGTAATGTTGGTGGTGGCACGATGGATTTAGTCTGGGGTCCAGAGCTTAAATTTACAGAAAGCCAATCTCAAGTATATAGATTCCTAGGTGCTGAAAAATACCAGCCCGTTTTAACAAGTATTTATGCGGGCTTGGGTATTCCCCCCACCCTTACCGGCGCCAGCAGTAGCGGTGGATATACTAATAACTATGTCTCATTAAAGACTTTAATAGAAAGGCTGGAGTATGGAAGAGAAGTTCTTTCTCGCTTTTGGAGGCATGAAATCAAGCTTGTCCAAAAGGCTATGGGATTTAGGCTTCCTGCGGAGATACACTTTGATTCTATAGTGCTTTCTGACGAAGCTGCTCAGAAAAAGCTCTTTATGGATCTTGCGGACAGGGACATTATTTCTCAAGAAACCCTATTAGAAAGGTTTAGAGAGATTCCAAGTATAGAAAGGGTTCGTGTCAGAAGGGAAGAGAGAGAAAGGGCCAACGACAACGCCGCCCCTAAAAAGGCTGGTCCTTACCACAACCCCCAGCATAAAAACGATATAGCTAAAATAGCTTTAACGAAGGATATTCTCGATCCTGAATACTTTGAAGATATCGGTCTTCCTTATACAGAGCCACCCGCGCCAGATCCCGTATCTCCTCCGTCTCCTAAAAACGATAAGAATGAACCAAAGCAGGATAATGGTAGACCTCCGTTTTCTAAAGATACACAAAAGAGAAAAGAAAAAAGAGTGCTTCCGAGGAGTTCTGACGCCACCGCTAAAACTATGTGGGCGATGGAAGCCCAGGCAAAAATTTCCGAAATAGTTTCACCTATTGCGTTGTCTCATTTTGAGAAAAAGAATGTTAGAAGCATGAATAAAGCTCAGATTGACCAGCTAGAACATCTAAAGCTATGTATATTAACCGGCATGAATCCGTTTATGGATATTGACGAAAGTGTGATAAAAGACCTAATAGACAGTAAAACCAAGCCCTCTACGGCTTTCTATGGGTTGGCAGAAAGTAAAAAGCAGGACTTTATTACCAATAACAAAAGAGAGCCAAACACTTCCGAAATGCGGTTTATATATTCTGCTACGTTTGGAGAAATGTCCAATTTTTAGCAATAAATTCTATTATTGAAAAATTTTGTGTATAAGTTTTTGGAGGCATTTTATGGAAATATACGAAGCAGAAAAACAAGACGGTTTAGCTGATCTACTATCATCTACCAATAGTGTAGCTTATTGTGGTGTGGCTAAATGTTTTGATCCATCTAAAGAGCAAAAAGAATCCATGAAGATTATCGCTTCTGATGGTTCTGAAAATAAAGATCAGGTGGATTTGTTTTATTTAGAGTCTGTGCTAGTTAGCACTGGCTGGAATAAAAACGATGATGTTTTCGATCCGAGCGAAACTTGGGCGGCTAGAGCTACTCCAGAAGATAAACCCTTCAACTTTATGCACGACGAAAAAGACATAATAGGGCATATAACTGGAAATAGAGTTGTTGACTTTCAGGGGAATGCGATTTCCGATGAGCAAGATCCTAAACAAAGAACGTCAGAATTTAACATATTAACCACTGCTGTTATTTATAAAGAGTGGAGCGACGTAGAGCAAAAACAAAGAATACAAAAGATACTGGCTGAAATCGAAGAAGGGAGATGGTTCGTTTCTATGGAGTGCCTCTTTCCAAATTTTGATTATGCTTTAGTAGACGAGAGCGGTAGGACTAAAGTTGTTTCAAGGAGCGAGAGTTCTGCTTTTCTTACTAAGCACCTAAGATCTTATGGCGGAAGTGGAAACTATGAAGACTACAGAGTTGGCAGACTTCTGAGAAATTTAGCATTCTCTGGTAAGGGGCTGGTTTCAAAACCTGCTAATCCTCGTAGTGTAATATTGGAAGGAAATAGATTTTTCGATGAATCTGAGGCACAAATTTTAACTATATCTTCAACTAAGGAGAACGATATGTCAGAAGTAGATAAGCAAATCGTCGATTTGCGAACCGAATTAGCAGAGGCTAAAGCCGCTAACGAGGTTTTAAAAGAAAAAGTAGTTGCGGAGCAGCGAGCAGAATTTGAGTCTAAGATTCAATCGCTTGAAGATACCGCTTCTGAGGCGCAGGCTAAACTCGATGAAAAATCGAGCGAATGCGAAACCCTCGCTCAATCTTTAACAGAGGCTCAAGAAACAATTGTAGCTAAAGAAAAAGATATTAAAGAAAAAGAAGAAGCAATGAAAGATATGAAAAAGAAAGCGGATATGATGAAAAGAAAGGCTGATCTTGAAGAGATTGGTTTTGATTCTGAGGAAGCCGCTGCTACTGTTGAAGATTTCAGCAATCTCGATGATGAGACCTTCGATAAGCTTGTGGCTACCATGAAAGGTAAAAGTGGCAAAATGCCACCTTGGATGAACAAGGACGACGACAAGAAAGACGACAAGAAAGATAAAAAAGAGAAAGACGCTAAGGCAGAAGAGGAAGTTGATTCCGCAGAAGCCGGTGAAGAAGCTCTTGATCAAGTAGAAGAGTCGAAAGAGTCTTCTATTGCTGAACTGGAAGAACAAGAAGATCCAGCGGAATCTCTTCGCAGCGTAGCGAGTGAGTGGCTTGGTTCATGTTTGCAAACTGTGCCTAAACAAAACAAGTAATTTTTTAAAGGAGATTTCAAATGGCTCTTAAAACAGATAGAAGCACTTTACAGACCGACATTTCATTTTTCATGAATGAAGCTGCTACTCGCGGTGGTGTCGCGTCTCTTAGTACCGGTGGCTCTGGCGCCGCTATGGATCAAGGCGCTGCCTTGGTTACATACGCCGCTCAACCTTCTGGCAAAGTTGCGGTTGGTCTTTTGCTTGGTGATATGGTCAATATTGACCTTACACGCCAACACTTGAATCAATATAAAGACGAAGTTCAAAAAGGTGGAAAAGTTGCACTTCTTCAAAAGGGTTACGTTGTAACCAACAATTTAGAAGGCACATCTCCAAGCGCAGGAGATCCGGCATTCATGTCTCATAGCGGAAATATCGCCACATCGGATACGATTTCGGACGATTCTGACGCTAATGGTCATGGCAGAATTGTCGGTCGCTTCTTGAGCGGTGTTGACGAGGACGGATATGCTAAAGTTTACATCGACCTTCCAAACACTAACAAGTAATAACTAACCAAGGAGAATAAATATGTCTATCAAACAAAGACCTACAGAAGAGTTCATCAGTCTTTTAAGACGATCAGGTGACTCAGATAAAGCTGTTGCTATTGAAGCGCAGCGAGAAATTGCTAAAGCCCTTGAAACGCCTCTTAGGGAAGGTGTTCTTTTTGGCGACGTTGTTACTTCGATTTTCGAGACTATGTCGCTTGAGCCGGGAGCAAGTCCAGAGTTTCCATTGGATCTCTTGGCACCCGGAACTGAGGGTGAGCATATCGCTTACACGAATCCCGGTAACGGAAGAATTCCTGAGCGTCACGTAGAAAGTGATTACGTCATGATCAACACTTATGGCATTTCTAGTTCAATTGACTTCTTGCTCAAGTACGCAAGAGAGGCAAACTGGAATGTTGTTGGTCGTGCGATGCAGGTACTTGAAGCTTCGTTTGTCAAGAAGATTAACGATGACGGTTGGCACACGCTTTTGGCTTCTGCCGTAGATCGTAACATCTTGGTTTTTGATGCAGATGCTGCTGCGGGCCAATTTACCAAGCGTCTTGTTAGCTTGATGAAAACTGTTATGCGCCGCAACGGTGGTGGTAACAGCGTTACTGCTCCCGGTCGTCTGACAGATATTTATCTTTCGCCAGAAGCTATCGAAGATATCCGTAACTGGGGTGTAGATCAATTGGACGAAGTTAGTCGTAGAGAAATCTATGTCGCTAACGAAAATGGTCCTGCTCTCACTAGAATCTTCGGTGTAAACCTTCACGATGTATTCGAGTTTGGCGATGGTCAAGAGTATCAAACCTACTTTACTAGTGATCTTGGTGGATCTCTTGCTAGCTCCGATGTCGAGCTTGTGATTGGTCTTGATCAAGGCGCTAACGATAGTTTTGTGATGCCTGTTAAGAAAACAGTCGAAATCTTTGAAGACGAAGCGCTTCATAGATTCCAACGTCAGGGCTATTATGGTTGGGCAGAGCTTGGATTCGGTGTCCTTGATAACCGTAGAGTTTTGGCTGGCTCCTTCTAATAGGAAATGCTCAGTAAAAAAAGAAAGTCGCTCATTTTTGGGCGGCTTTTTTTTGTTATGTACGATCTTTTGTGTATATAACCTTGGAGGTTGCTATGTTCGGATTTACTTCTTTTTCAGAAACCGCATTTTCAGACGATGGTCTTATAAGAACGGACCCATACGGCGGCGGGGTTGTCGTGCTGCATTTTAATAAAGATGTGTTAAAATTTCCACTCAAAATAAATAAAAAAACTGATTTCAGTTTAAGATTGAATAAGCATCAGGATTTTGATTTAAAAATAAACAAAACAATAAATTTTAATGCAAGGAGATAAATAGTGTTTTTTCTGCCGAGATTAAAACCAGCGACAAGCTACTTTTTCATGCAGTGTATAGCCTCAAGCAAATATTAATATTCTCATAATCGGAGGTATATCTTCATGGCGTTAAAAGTAGCAGACAGAATAAAAGAAAACACTTCTAGCACAGGTGTTGGTGGCTTATCTCTAACGGGCGCCCCAGCGGGATTTCAAAGATTTAGCGCAATTTTGGCTAGCGGAGATACTACCTACTACTCTTTAGAAGAAAACGATAAGTTTGAAGTCGGTATAGGTACTTATGGGTCGGATAATTTAGAAAGAACGACTGTCTTATCTAGTTCCAATTCCGGCAGCAAGATAAGTCTTGGTGGAAGTGGTGTTGTTTTTATAACGTATCCAGCAGATAAGTCTGTATATAATAATCAGCTAGAGCAATCTGTCGTCGGTTCTAGCGGAGTCCGGTTTGCGGACGGCACGATACAGACAAGCGCGTCTTCTTCGTCATATGACGACACATATGTTTCTGGTGTCGCTACTTACGCTAGCGGGCAATCTATATCGAACCAGTCAAATATATCCACAAACACTTCTAGGGTTTCCTATGCTAGTGGTCAAGCGGTTGCAAATGAAGTCGATATTGTCGCCGTCTCTGGAATAGCTGCTTACGCTTCGGGCGTAGGCGGTGGAGATGTTACAGCCAGTCAGCTAAATTATGTTTCTGGTATTGCTGTTTACAGTTCTGGTCAAACGGCAGCAAATCAAAGCAGCATTACTGCACTGCTAACGGCTTCTGGAACTGCCACGTCTTTGATTTCTAGTTCTGGAATAGCTACTTACGCTAGTGGTCAAGCGATATCCAACCAGTCGAGTATATCTACAAATTCTTCAAATATTTCTACGAACACTAACAATATATCTACTAATAGTAGCAGAGTGGCATATGCTTCTGGATTAGCTATTAGCAATGAATTAAATGTAGCCTATGCTAGCGGTCAGGCTATTGCAAACGAAGGCGACATCTTTGCGGTATCTGGAATTGCCGCCTATGCTTCTGGTGTAGGTGGTGGAGATGTAACGACAGCACAACTTAATTATGTTTCTGGCATAGCCGTTTATGCTAGTGGTCACGTTCATGATGATTTATATGTTTCTGGTATTGCTAGCTATGCTTCTGGGCAGGCTATCTCTAACCAGTCTAACATTACAACAAATGCGTCAAACATATCTACTAATACTGGCAATATTTCTTCTAACACTGCTAAGGTTAACTATGCTTCTGGTCAAGCAATAGAAAATGAAAGTGATATTGCGGCACTTTTAACAGCCTCCGGTACTGCAACCTCTTTAATCGCTAGTTCTGGTATTGCAAATTATGCAAGTGGTCAAGCGGTTTCTAATCAGGCAAATATAACCACAAACACCAATAATATAACGTATGTTTCTGGCGTAGCAACTAATGAGTTTACTGTAACTGCTGCGGATTCTAGTAATTATACAATAGATGGTATGGGGCTAAATAGTGCTACAGACCCATCTATATATCTGCACAAAGGTCATACGTATTACTTTGATAAACAAACTTCTAGTCATCCATTTAGAGTTTCTACATCTAATGGTGGCGCGGCTTATCAGGATGCAGATGGTAATAGTATAGAGATTAGTGGTCAGGGAGTCTTGAAGTTTGAAGTACCTCAAAACGCTCCAGATAAACTATATTATTACTGCACTTCTCATGCGGCTATGAATGGGGTTATTTATACTACAAATAATGTAGATGAAATAATTCATGTTTCTGGCATAGCGGCTTATGCTAGTGGACAAGCCATAACCAATCAGTCAAATGTAACGGCATTAAACACAGCTTCTGGGATAGCGACATCACTGCTCGCTGTTTCAGGTACTGCCACTTCCTTAGTCTCAACTTCGGGTATAGCAACCTACGCTTCTGGTCAAGCCGTATCTAATCAGTCTAACATCACTGCTCTTTTGACAGCTTCTGGAACTGCCACCTCTTTAATTGCGAGTTCTGGAATAGCTAGTTATGCAAGCGGTCAAGCGATAGCAAATGAAAGTGACATATTTGCTGTTTCCGGTATAGCTGCTTATGCTTCTGGAACCTCTGGCGCCGGTGGCTCTATTACGGTTAAGGAAGCTGATGGATCTCCTAATGTTAGTAATGTTACCACTATTGTTGTCAGTAATGGTACATTAACAGATAATGGCGGGGGTCAAGTAACCGTAACTACTGGCGGTGGTGGCGGCGGTGGAGATGTTACTACTAGCCAATTAAATTACGTTTCTGGTATTGCTGTTTACGGTTCTGGTCAGGCTATATTAAATCAAAGCAATATAACGGCGCTAAACACCGCGTCTGGTATAGCTACTTCCCTGCTAGCTGTTTCGGGTACTGCAACATCTTTAGTATCTAGTTCTGGTGTAGCAACCTATGCTAGCGGTCAGGCTATCGAAAACGAAGGTCTCGCGACATACGCTAGCGGTCAGGCGATATCTAATCAATCTAACATTACTGCCCTAAACACTGCGTCCGGTATTGCTACGTCTCTTCTTTCTGTCTCTGGTACTGCCACTTCACTAGTGGCTACTTCTGGTATAGCAACATATGCAAGCGGACAAGCTGTCGCTAATCAATCTAGCGCTACTACTAACGCTTCTAACATATCAACAAATACTGGCAACATTTCTACAAATACAGCTAGAGTTAGTTATGCTTCCGGTCAAGCTATATCCAATCAGGGTAATATTACTGCGCTTTTGTCGGCATCCGGTACGGCGACCTCATTAATCGCAAGCTCTGGTATAGCGAGTTATGCAAGCGGGCAGGCGGTATCTAACCAATCTAACATTACCGCTTTAAATACTGCCTCTGGTATTGCTACTTCTCTGCTTAGTGTTTCTGGTACTGCTACTTCACTAGTGGCTAGCTCTGGCATAGCTACCTATGCTTCTGGCAATACGGCTAATATAGCCTTTGGTTCAAATGCGGAGGGCGATATCCTGTATCATAATGGCACAAGCTTCACTAGGCTTGCAAAAGGCAGTAATGATACAGTATTAACTATGAATGGAAACGTCCCTAACTGGGAAGCTGCTGCTGGGGGGTCTAGTTTGACGGCTGCTAGCGGTATCGTAGTGGATGGTGCTGACAAGATAAATATTTACGGCGGAACTGGAAATCTACAAGAAATACAGCTTACTTCCGATAATATTTTTACTCCAAAAATGATCTTTACTGGTTCTGGCGTTCAGGACACTCCTGTAACACTTAAAGTATTGTCTAGTCATGGGGCGGTTAACACTTTTGGTACGGCGCTTTCTTTCGAGGGTACGCAGGGTCAGTTGTTTGGTATAACAGATAATCTTTCTAGTGGCAATATCTTTAGTGTAAATGATATCACTGGATTACCTCTTATATCTGTTAGCGCTAGCGGTGATGTTAAGCTAGGAGAATACGGAAGATATGTTGGTGTCGGTACTGGCGTTCCTCTTTATGGTTTTGATGTCTCTTCGTCGGGCCAATTTCAAAAAGGTTTTGTATTATCAAGCTATGTTCCTGCGGTAACTACTAACACCCTTTATAATGAAGGTGGTACTCTTAAATTTAATGGATCTGCTGTTGGCGGCGGTGTAGATACTTACACTTCTGGCGTGGCAACCTACGCTAGTGGGCAGGCTATATCAAATCAATCCAGTATTACGGCACTTAATACCGCCTCTGGCATAGCTACGTCTTTGCTTGCAGTGTCGGGAACTGCCACCTCGTTAGTGGCAACTTCGGGAATTGCGGTTTACGCTAGCGGTCAGGTAAATGTTTCATCGGCAGGG